CTAACCTACGTGTTCGATCATGACGGCGCGCTTGTAGGCGGCGTTGGTGGCGGTGGGGATGATGGTGGGGTTGGTGGTGGTGTCGCTGGGGGCGCAGAATCCGCCGATCCAGTACCAGGATTGGGCGATGATCTGCTGCAGCCGGTCGATCGGTTCGCGTGTGACCATGGCGATGCCGTCGACCATGGAAACGATGCTGTCCTTGGGGGCGACGTCGTCGGCAGCCATGCCGGCGAAATCACCCTCGATTAGGGCGCCCTTGCCGCAGATGATGGGGCGGCGGATGACGGCGCCGGGCAGGGTGGGGTGGGACTGAACGTAGGCCTCGGTGGTGGGGATGAAGCGCAGGCCGAGGAAGTCGTTGATCATGCCCTGTTTGAAGACCTGGTTGGCGGAGGTGGCGCCCTGGAACAGGCGCTGGAAGTCTTGATCGGCGAAGAGCTGGCGGGCGCTGACCGGGTCGAGGTAGCAGTTGAACACGCCGCCGATATCCGGCACGGCGTTCATGCGCAGCTTGGCGACGGCATCCAGCAGGTTGGCCATGCTGAGCGTGTCGGTGGCGGCCAGGGCGGCGCTGGTGGCACGGGCGTTGGGGCGCAAGATGACGGAGGCGTTGGCGGCCTGGACGGCATTGCCGGCGGTGGCATCTGCGACGGAAACGGAGGTGGAGAAGGTGAGCGTGCCGGAGACGCCGCCGGGCGCGGTGGAGACGTTGGTGGAATCCGCGGTAGCGCCGATCAGCGTATAAGCATTGGCGCCGACGGTGACGACGAGGGTGCTGGAACTGCCGACATTGGCCTGAATGCCATTAACGAAGACGGTTTGGAAGCCTCGGACGTCGTCCACCGCGACGACCGGGCCGGTGCTGCCCAGCGTGGTGCGGATTCGGGTATTGCCGCCGAAATAGGGGGCAAACAGGGCATTGCGGGCGATTTCGTCGAGGGAGCGTGCGGCCTGTTCCCCGTTGGTATGGGCGTTCTGCAGGAACTGGCTTGCGATGCCCACGCGGGACGTGACCATGTTCAGGTCCGTGGTAGATGCGTAGTGGTTGATCGTGATGGTGTATTGCTCGATGCCCCAGGTGGAGGGGGTCAGGCCGTTATCGAGATTGGTGTTGGTGGCGGGGGCCAGTGGTGTGGTAACCGAGGGCTTGAGGCCGGCACGGGTTTTGGTGAGAGTCTCCCCGATGCCGACGGAAAACGGCTCACGATCGGCGATGGCGCGATAGCCTAGCCGGGAGGTGAGTGCCTGTTCGAACTCGCGGTCGAGAAAGCCCTGCTGAATGATGGGCTGGAGCGCGAGGGGGAAATTCTGGATGCCCATTGGGGTCCCTTACATGAGGAGGTCTGGGTATGGCGCAGCCGCGGATGAACGTTGCGCTCGGTGAGGGCGGTGCGGTGTTGACCTTGCTGCCGGGTAGCGGGGCAGAGGGGCAGATCACACTGACGCCGGGTCAGTTGCTGGAGTTGATCGGCGCGCTTGGCGCTGCGCGGTCCCGCCTTGTCGCGGGCCTGCCGCCGGACGCGAAAGAGCGTGGGTTGGAGGCAGGGGAGGTGCAGGCGGTGGTTGGCCCGGCGTGGATGGTGCGCCCGGAGGCGATGACCGAGGGGTCGATGCTGGCCTTTGCGCATCCAGCGTTCGGGACGGTCGGGTTCGTGCTACCGGCGGCTGAGATCGAGAAGATGGTGAAAGCGCTGACGAGCCATCTGGGGATGGTGCATTCCGGCGAGGTGGGTGAGTCGCGGAACTAGGGGGATTCGATTTCGATTAGGGCAAGGGCATTCATAGCGATTTCGACTCCATTGACCTGCTGGGGCCACCACGACAGTGCATCGGGATCCAGTAACGGGTTATTGGCGGCTTCTATACGGGTGCCTTGCGTGACTATGGCGAGGAGCGTCTTTTGATCCGTCCATTCCACCCGGGCGAGCGATTGCCCTGAGCCAAAATGCCCGTGGTCTTGCCGCCCCTGGCCTGCCAACTCATGTCAGCGTCCGCGGATCAGGCGGTCGCGGGCGATTTGCCACTCGCGGACAGTCATGTCTTTCGCCATGCGGGTTTTGGGCGGTTCCGGCGCCGGGGGCGGGGCGGGATGGCTGCTGTTGGGGTTGGTGAAGAGCCAGGGCTGGTCCCGCTTCAGATTGGCCAGGGCGGCGGCGGCGTTGGGGACGGTGCCGTTTTCATCCAGGGTGAGCGCTGACGCGTCGAGCAGTTTTAGGCAGTCCAGGTCGATGATGCCGGCGCGCAAGGCGTGGGATTTCAGCTCGGCCTGAATGAGACGCTGGTTGGCGGTGGCGAGTTGTTGGCGAAGCGTGTCGGCCGGATCGGGGGGCGGAGCGGGTGCGGGCGGGGCGGCGGGTTCGTCGGGCATGGGGCAGTTTGTCCTGGCGGAACGGTGGGGCGTGGCCCTCACCCCGGCCCTCTCCCGGAGGGAGAAGAATGGGAGGGAGCGGGGGGAGTGGGCAGCGAGGCTTTGATGCGGGTGAGCTCGGCGGGGATGTCTTCGATGTCGTAGGTGTCGGCCAGCGATTTGATCGCGGTTTCGGGGCTGAGCAGGCCGGACGAAGTGAGGGTCGCCAGTGTTTGGGCGTCGTGCTGGCGGTCCTCTGCGGTGGGGGGATACCAGCGGGGCCAGATCAGGCTCAGTGGGACGGATGGGTCGAGCTTCGGCAGGTCGGTGCCGGCCAGGCGGAGGCGATATTGGTGGCCGACACGGAGGAGCATGCGGGCGAGAGCAAGCAGGGCGCCCTCGCCGTAGGAAATACGCAAGTTGTCGGCGAGCCAGAGCAGGCCCTGATTCATCAGTTCCAAGGCACGGCCGGAGGTGGCGGCGGAGAGGCGGGATGCGTCGGCGCGGTTGCCATGCACGCTTTCCAGCGCGAATTCGCGCAGGGTGCGGACATATTCGATAACGGCGGCCGAGGCAGTGCCGCCGATTTCCAGCAATTTTGCGTCGCCACGTTCGGAGACGATCAGGGCATTGCCGGCGCCGCGGATCATGTCGCCCTCAATCCCCGCGGGTTCCTTGATCAGGAGGGTTGGGTCGGAGCTGTATTTCAGGCCGCGGCCGGTCTGCGAGAGTTGGTAGTCGATTTCGATCGAGGTTTCGATGGCGGCGCGGAAGGTGCAGGCACCATCCGCCGGGTCCTCGGTCCAGGAGGGGCCGGGGAGATTGCGGACCCAGATGATGGGCACGAAGCCGAGGCCGTGAGTGACGGAGCGGGCCGGGTCCGGCGTGGGGGGCGTGGTGTCGGTGATAAGCTGCGGGAGGTACCAGGTCTCGGTCGTGTCGTCCCATCGCCGGGTGAACCAATAGGTCGCGCCTAAATCGGGCAAGGTATAGCCCGCGGTGATGAAGGCGGAGCCGGGGAGCTTGTAGCGTTCGGTGACGGCGGCCAGCGTGTCCGGCGCGTCGGGGCGCCAGGCGGGGGTAAGGTTCACCGTATCCATGGCCGAGAAGAACGGGCGGCCGGCGAGCACGCGCAGCAAGATGGCGACGGAGCCGATGGACCCGCGCAGGGCGGCATCGATCATCACCTCGTTCAAGCGGGTTGCTTTGACCAAGGCGGCGATGGTGTCGCGGGTGGTGCGGTCGGGGGAGTCGATGGTGGGGAAATGACCTTCGCTGAACAGCAAGGCAACGCTGTCCTCGGTGATGATGCGGGCCATTGCGTAACGGACTGAGGGGCGGCGCAGGCGAAGGGGGATGTATTCGCCGGATGGGGTGCGCTCCTCGTGGAAGTCGTGTGGGAGGGCGTCGTAGAGGGTGCCGTTGAGGACCCGGCGTAGAATGTCCAGGCGCCGGGCGCGCAGCGGCATGTCCCCATCGGTGGGGATGAGGTCGCAGATGGTTTGGAACATGCGGGTCCTAGGCGGGATGGAAAGAAGAGAGGGATCAGCGGCTGAGGAGTGGCAGGTTGGTGCGGCGGGCCGGGAGTGGGGTGTCGGTCAGGAGGGACATGGCGCGGCTGAACGCGTCCACTTGATCGTCCTTAGTCCCGTTCGGGAAATCCTGCAGTTCCTCCAGGAAGGCGCGGTTCCAGGGGGCGCGGCGAAGGATAACGTTGCCGGCGTTGACCTGACTGGCGGCGGGCATAGCGCGGGTTTCCTTGGCGCCCGTTTCCGGGCTGGCGATGACCCGGTGGCCGCCGAGGCGGGAGGCGAGGTAGCGGATTTGCGCGCGGCCGGCCTGTCCAGGGTCCTGTGGGAGGCCGATAGCGATCGGGGTGCCGTCGGCGGCGGCGGTGGTGAGGATGGCCTCCTCCACCTCATGCGGGCCGCCGCGGAGGCGGACGATATCGAGGATGACATAAGCACCCGCCGGGTCCCGCGCGAGTTTGAGGCCGACGGTGAAGTCGGGGTCCCGGCCGGGGGTTTGGGCGGTGGCTGCGAGGTCCCAGGCGCGGACGGCGGAGGTGGTGACCGGATCGTCCAAGATAGTGATTTTGCCGGGTTGGAACAGGCGACCAATGCGGGGGCGCGGGTCCTGCTGGAACAGTGCGGCAAAGGTCCGCTCACCCAGCAAGGCGCGTTTTCGGGCGAGGGCGGTGGCATCTTCCCATTCGGGCCACAGGGCGGCCCCCGGCTCCCGGCCCAGCGGGTCGCCGGGTTCGGCGAGGGCCGGGAGGCGGAGGATACGCCAGGGGTCTGGGCCGTCGAGAATGCGGCCGCCGATGTCGTCGGGGTGCCAGCGGGTCATGACCAGGACGATGCGGCCGCCGGGTTTGAGGCGGGTGATGAGGTCGGAGCGGAACCAGTTCCAGAGCTGGTCGCGGGCGGCGGGGCTGTCTGCCTCGGCCTGGGATTTGACGGGGTCATCGATGAGGATGAGGTCGGCGCGGCGGCCGGTGATGGGTCCGCGGACGCCGGTGGCGTAGTATTCGGCGCCGGTGGAGGTGGTGAAGCGGTGAGCGGCGCGGCTGGTGGGGGCCAGCGTGTAGCCGAGGCGGGTGCTGTGCTGCTCGATCAGGCCGCGTACGCCATGGCCGAAATGGCGGGCGAGGGAGGCGGTGTGGCTGGTGGCGATGATGGAGGAGCGGGGGAAGCGGGACAGCCACCAGGGGGGGAAGATGAGCGAGGCGTAGGTGGATTTGGCCGAGCCTGGTGGCAGTAATAGCATGAGGCGATCGACGCGAGCGGCGGCGAGGTTTTCGAGTTCGTGGATGATCAGGCGGTGATGGGCGGCTGGCTGATGGGATCGGGGGGCGAGGGCGAGGATGGCCCAGGCGGTGAGATCGGCGCGGATGCTCTTGCGGAGTTTGCGCTCAGTCCTGAGATCTGAGGGCGTCCAGGTCGGCATCGGACATTGCGGCGAGGTCTGCGGGTGGGAGGCTGGCGGGGATTCGGGGATGGAGGTAGGGGGCGGCGATGCGGGCCAAGGCGATGGCGGCATCGATGTCTTTTTCGGCGTAGCGGGCGCGCATGGTGGTAAGGATGAGGGCGAGGGGGGAGATGTCTGTCGTGGCCGGCGGTGGGTTGCTCGGCGGGTCAGCGTAAGGAGGAAGGTAGCCTTCGCTGGGGCGTTTGGGCAAGGGTTATTATCCTAGTGAAGGGTTATTTTCCTGACTGGTTTTGCGGCGTGCTGGGCGGACGGGAATGCTGGGAAGCATAAGGTAAAACCTAATTTACGATGGGTCGTTTGGGCAAGGGGAATGTTGCGTGAGATTGATTGCAGTGGGGTTGCTTGTGCTGGGGCTGGCCGGATGCAACGCGAATGACGGTCTGTATACCGGGATCATGTCGACGGATCAGGGCGCGTGCGGGCCGGGTTTTGATGACAAGGGCAAAGCGCCGTCGACATTGCTGTTGCGGAGCGGCCAGGCGCAGTTTTCCCCTGTGGATGGGGTGGAGGTGCTGAGCGGGCAAGTCAATGACGCTGGGCATGTGATTGCGTCGGCCACGACGCCTGGCGCGGATCGCAAGCCGTTTCAGCAGGTGTTCGAGGGGGACCGGCATGACCGCACGGTCACCGGGCGATATGCGACGCCGCGGTGCCGGGCCACGGTGACGCTGACCCGGCGGTAGGATTGGCCTAAGAGGTTAGCGGAGGCTGTCCCAGGAGCGGGCGATGGTGGCGTCGCGGTTGAGGGTGGCGACGATGGTGTCGATGCCGGTGGCGTGCCAGCGCTGGATCGCCTTGTGGTCAGCGCCGAGCAGGCGGGCAAGGCGGCGCCAACTGAAGAGGTGGCGGCCGATGAGCGGGCTGACCAAAGCACGGCACCCGACGATACGGCGCAGCACGATCTTATCCGGGGGGATGAGGGGAATCCAGGCAAGGGCCTGATCCATGCGGGTGATGCGGGCGGCGGAGGGCGGCGGCGGCCGGGGACGGGAGTCGTCTTGGGCGGCCAGTGCCCCCAGGGCTTCGGCGATATGCTGGTGCCGGGTCTGGCGCAGGGCGGTGGTGGGGCCGGCCCGAGGGAGGGAGAGCAGGGTTTGACCGGCTTCCTCCAGCCGGGCGATCACGGTTTCGGCATCGATGGCGAGGCTCGGATCGCTGGAACGGAGCTGCGGTGCCCGGGTCGCCTGGCGCATGGCCTGGAGGGCGGTGACGCTACCGGGGCTGGGAGGGAATTGGGTCATCTCGTTCTTTCTTGCGGCGGAGTTGGGATGGGTGGGCGTTAGAGGAAGACGGGGTGGGGATAGGGTTCCCCCTCCACCGACGTGCCAACCGTGATGGCCTGCCAGGTGATGGGGTGGCCTGGGGGGAGCGGTAGCCGGTCGATGCGCTCGATCGGGGGGCGGGGGGCTGGCTGGATGCGGGTGAGGGGGGGCAGGCCGAGACGGCGGGCGCGCTCGATGGCGGCGTTGCGGCCGACGCGGAGTTCGGAGGCGACGGCGTGCCAGGGGAGGCCGGCGGCGCGGAGCTTTAGCAAATGGGCGTCGGCGTGCTTTGACCATGTGAGGGGAATGGGCAT